ATCGGTAGAATGTTGCCGACTTCGTTTGCACGCGCTGTATGGATTATGAGTCCTGCTGTTCTGCCTGAGATTCTTGACCTTGAATCTCCTGCTGCGACCGCTGCGACTGCTGGTGGACATCTGGCTTATATGCCAGCTAATCAGGGTGCTAAGAGTTCTATATTCCCCATGACGTTGTTTGGTAGACCTGTGTTTGTCACTGAAAAGATACCTACTCTGGGAACTGCTGGCGACATCAAGCTATGCGATTTCAGTCAGTATCTTATAGGTGACAGGCAGTCAATGGTTATCGAGGCAAGTATTCATAACAGATTTGCCAATGATCAGTTGACCTGGCGCGCTAAACTGCGAACCGATGGGCAACCCTGGATGTCTGCGGCTTTAACCCCGAAGAACTCAGGCGATACCCTTAGCCCGTTTGTTCAGTTGGGAAGTACATAATCTCTGGGCGATTTATAGTCTGGAGGTGATGCCCGATGGAACAGAAGAATGGTAAGTTTTGGGAATCCAATGGTGATTTTCTGAAAACAGTTTGGATGGCAGGTAACGGGTCGGGTAAAGCCAGAGAAAAGATGCTAGTCTGGAAAGAGACTACGGGACACTTAGAGGAAGGTGATGGTTCGTTTGGTGGATTCACCGTCCCACAACAGTTCCGTGATAATGTCATGGCTGTTGCGCTTGAAAAGTCAGTTGTACTATCAAGGGCTATAGTTATTGATATGGTTAGCAAGACAGTCAAGATACCCTCGTTTGTAGACGAGGATCATGCCACGTCTATCTTTGGCGGAATCACAGTTACGTGGCCTGGTGAAGCAGGGGCTTTGACTATCAAGAACCCCACTTTCCAGTCCATCAATCTGCAAGCGAAAAAGGCAGTTGGCTACGTCAAGATCAGTAACGAACTGATGGAAGACGCCTCGCAAGCTGAAAGTGTGATAACTCGCGCTTTTGGCGAGGCTATAGCTTACTTTGCCGATATTGAGTACATAAGCGGTAACGGGTCAAACCGTCCACTTGGTATACTCAATGCACCGTGTACTATACCTGTAGCTATTGAAAGCCAACAGGCGGCGGCTACGGTCATCTTTGAGAACATGATCAAGATGGATAGCCGTCTACTGCCACAGTCGCAAAGGTCGGCTGTATGGCTGATCAATCCTGATGTTAAAGCATCGCTATTTAAGGCTAACTTGCCAGTGAGTTCAGGCGGAAGTATCGCCTTTAACCTCGCTGGTGGGCCTGATGGCTTGTGGGCTTTAGGTCATGAGATTATCCCGACAGAGAAGTGTGAGACACTTGGTAATGTCGGCGACATCTACCTTGCCGACTTCGGTAATTACGTTGTGGGTAACGGTGGGCTACAGATTGACGTATCTGGTGAAGTTGACTTTGTTACTGATGAGAGTACGTGGCGCTTCGGTCTCAGGACTGATGGACAGCCGATACTTTCATCTGCTATAACCAAACTGAATGGAACCGATACCGTATCGCCTTTCATAACATTGGCGACGCGGGACGGCACATAAATTATATGAAAGGGGATATTGAATGAGGTGAATTAGATAAATGGCTACTAGAATTGACAAATTCTCTGAGTTTGCTTACTCACCACAGGGCGTTGACACTGTTGCAAAGTGTACTGAAGCTTTGGGCGGCGAGAGTTCTGACGTGATGCAGACTCCACTCTTTATCAATACCAAGTTGTATGATAAAGTTGTAGCGACAGTAACTGGATTCAGTCTTGTGTCAACTCATGTTCTGACGTTGACCCTGATGGAAGCTACTGCAACTGACGGTACTGGCTCGGCTGACCTTTCCGGGAAGTCAACCACCCACACTGCAACTGCAATCGGTGATGAGTACAGATTTATGGTTGAAGTGGATTCTGAGGAACTGTCTTCCGGTTTCCAGTATGTAGGTGCTAAAGTTGAGACTGACGATGCGGATGGTTCGGAGTCGTGTTGCATAACACTCTTCCCGATGAATCCGAGGCATAGCTTACAGACTCTACTGTCTCCACTGTAGGGTAAGTGACGGAAGGAATGTAGCAAGGCTGGCAGTGCTTCTAGCTTTTATTATTGGTGGCACAGACTGCAGGTGCTGGCTTTGCTTGCCTTCCGTTTAACGAACGGAATAGGGTGTATGAAAACTGGAAACCAGATGCAAGCTATAGAGAATGGTATAGAGGATGGATCAACCAGCAAAACATCTGTCGTGAAACACCTAAGCGTAAAGATAATAAGCGCGGCAAGCGCAGACACCAAACGCAAGCAATCATTGACAAGCGACTCAGATTCATGAATGACGTTATAGGCTACCAATGGCCTGAGGGCATAGAGTCTGAGAGTCATAGATTAGCTAAAAGGCATCCGCTTGATTGTGGACGCACTAAATGTTTTTGGTGTCATTCTGAGAAGCTAACGAAAGAAAAACCGTATAGATACAAACGCAAATATGGAATGTAACTGGAAAAGGTGGTAATTCAAGGAGTTTATGAAAGAAGTATTGATATTCGGGCATGATGGATGTAGCCCATGCAAGGTAGCTAAGAAAGAATTAGAGAAGCGTATACCGATTAAGTATATAGATTGTATGGAAAATCAAAAGGCTGCTGTCAGATTCAACGTACAGCACACACCGACTATAGTGTTAATTGACGGGAACAGGGAATTAGAAAGATGGGCCGCATGGTCACCCAAGATAGGCGATGGTGTCGTGGCTATGTATGCTGGTGGGTGATGAGATAGAAGGGGGAAATCATGGATAGCATTACAGGCTTACTTTTAAGGTCACGAAGATTTGGCTCTCTGCTATCGGTGGGAACAAAGGCAGGTAGGGAGTTTGATGGTTGGGTTGTATCTCTTGACGAGGATACTGCACAGCTTAGGAATTCAGTTCAGACTGTTTCAATACAGAAAAGTAGTATCGAATGGGTGGTAGAGAGCAATGATTGTCTGATAGATTGAAAGGGGATGGTTACGATCAGATTGTGCTGGTATTCGGTCACGCCCACCTGCGTTAGTGGCTACGGCAACGCCACGCGTAACATGGTGAAGTGGCTAAGAAAACAGGGTCACGATGTATGGATTGCGACTAAGCATGAACGTGATGATAAAGAGAGTAGATGGCAGGGATTCGATGTATTGCAGGGTAACTTTATACCCGGCATAAACCATGAGATGAAGCTGAGGCAGACTGACTACTGTCTATCAATGTTTGACATCTGGACACTTGACGAACCGCTTAATAACTGGGTATCATGGACGCCTATAGACACTCAGTTTGCATCACCTGAGATAGTCAATCAAGCGAAGAACTGCGAGATGGTTATTGCCATGTCTAAGCATGGCGAGGCAGAATTAAGGCGTTACGGATTCGACCCCATGTATGTACCTATCGGTGTCGATACTGACGTGTTCAAGCCTAGACCTATTCTGGCACAGAAGATTAGGAAACAGTTTGGATTCGAGGATAACTTTCTAGTGGGCGCTGTCGGGGCTAATTACCCAGATGACAGGAAGGGCTTTATCCTACTATTCCAAGCGTTCAGAGAGTTCCATAAGAACCATCCAGATGCTAGATTATATATTCATACTCAGATAGTAGGTCAGGGGCAAGTTCCCCTTTTGCGAGTCATTAAGGACTTGGGCTTGACTAAGTTGGTGGCTACACCCGATCAGCACTCATACTACTACAATAGGTACACAGAGAAAGACGTAGCGGCTATATATAGCGCAATGGACGTGTTCTGCCTACCTACTAAGGGTGAAGGCTTTGGGATGCCCCTAATCGAAGCGCAGGCTTGCGGTACGCCAGTGATAACCACTGATGCTACTACAGGGGCAGAACTGACCAAGACTGGATGGCTAATTGACACTGACTTGGATGATCTCGAATGGACTGGTAAAGACACATGGAAGGTTGTTCCAAAGGTTAGCCGGATAGTGTCCGCATTGGAAGTTATGTATGCGCTGAAAGATTCACCTGATAAGGAGACGCCAGAAGAAACCAGACAACCAATACTTGATGAGTATAGCTGGCCTGTTGTGTTTGAGAAGAACTGGAAGCCGATATTGGTGGAATTAGAGAAGCGATTAGGTGAAAGATAAACTTAGAAAACTAGGCATCCCCGACATTGCCCTTTGGTATGATGAAAGCGAGGAATAATGACTGAAAAACGACACACAATCAAACTGAAACACAACTGGACGGACAATGACGGCGAGGCACACAAAGCAGGTGATGAGATAGACGTTGACCTCATGACCTTTGAGTCACTTGTATTACAACGTAAGATGGCTGTATTGGCTACAAACGAAACACCCACAGACGGGGCTATACCTGTTGACCTTCCTGAACCTATGAAAGTATGTATCAGGTTGCTGTGTAACTGGTGC